TGGACTTTATTCATTTTCCGGTTGCGGGCTTGGGTTGTGCAGGACGCACTTCGCGAGGTCGTCGGCGAGTCGGTCGGCGAGAGCCAACGCCTCCTTGTGGGAAGCGAGGTCTAGCGTCATTCCGAGCCGGTCGGCGCGCTGCGCGTAGCGGTGCTGCTTTCGCACCAGTTGGTCGCTCAACAATACGAGGGACATCCGAGCTTCGGTCAACCATGTCTGGTAGGCTACTCGAAGCTGGTCGCGGTTCACTTGGTTTGTTGCCATGTTGGTCGTCACTATGTGGCTCAGGTCCAACTACCTCACCATCCACTACTGCGGAAATCTTAAATTTCCGGAAAGTATCCCAGATGACGGGGAACTGATCCAAAGCTTCAACGGCGACCACCGCATTGTCCATTTCTACGATCTCGGCAACAGTGACATTCATCACTTTAGCCATCGTCTCGAGTATAAGTTGTTTATCTCGCTGCGGCCAAGCATTCGACATCTTATGCTGCTCTTCACGAAGGCAAGACTTGGGTTTCAACCCAGTAATGGCAACAACACGGTCGCAGAAGGTCCCAATAATAGGGGTCAACCGGTCCGTGCTAAGATAGCCATGGGCCTTATTGGCCATTGCCTGTTCGATGAGCACACTCTTATTGGATGTCAGGTGCAACTTGGGGATGGTTCTGTGCGGGTCCTGGAAACTATCACTGGTTGTAGAAGGATCAACAAAATAGCGACCCAGATAGGGAATTGGCTCCCCACTGGGCACCTCAATGATCTTAATGGTCAGTCCCAGATGACGTGAGACTTCCAACAACTTATCAGCCAGGCCGGGTATGGCGGGAATCGCACCATCGTCCCCATAGATTAACCCAATGAGGTCAAAAGCCTCAATTGGTGAGAACCCAAGGAGTCGAAGGGCGCAATATACCACATAGCCACAAATCTCCGTGTTTCCATCGGTGGTTATAGGACTTCCACTGCGTGTTCCAAATCCTGGTTGGAAACGCACCCCATGCGATGTGACGGCACTTTGGATGAATACCTGTTTGAGCATACCCATTAATTCGGGCTTGTAGCGCTCACTAACCCATTTAAGGTAGGAGGCCATGACAACCCGACGCTGTAGGAACTCAGATACGGTACCATCCAATCTGCTGTAATCAATCGCCAAACAAGAAGTGCCTGAAGGAAATAACGCTGCCAGTCGCCGAACCGTCTGAGTTGGCGAATTCCCTGGACCATACCACCCCAATCGCTTCAAGCAATCGTCCTTAAACGACAGAGTGAAGCAAGAGAGCAGGACAGTCAGATCGTGACACATCGTAGTAATATTGCGTGGGTCATTCACATCCCCATACGCCTCAGCTTTCATAAACGAGCGAAGCTTGTTAACGAAGCCAATACTAAGTGCATCCTTAATCTTTTCAAACCGGGCACGCTGCAGCGTTGTACCTTGGGCCTTCCGAACCTCTTCCACCCCCACCGGGCAACCTTTCCCGGCATTCTCCCGAACTACTAAACCGACGAACTCAACAGCAAACGTCTCATACTGACGCGGTGGAATCTTGTTGTTCTTAACCTTATCGACACGACCGGCAATAGTCGCCTGATCAGAGTTTACACTCCTAACAGGAAACAATGCCGGCTGGGTCACGAGGGCAGTTGTGCCCTGTCGTCCAATGGATTTACCATCTTCTGTGGCCAACAAGCCGGTGGGTTGATAGTCAATGGTGCCTTTTGTCAACACCACGTTAGCGCGAAGATCCCCCTTAAGCAGGTCGAATATGAGTGGTGCTTTAGTTGCTGACTTTTTATCGCCATTAGCCGTTAGCAATCGCTCAACATCCGACACTACAGGTGGATTTTCCTTGTGCGCCAATCGCTCCCTGATTGAAGAGAACACTTGACCATCAACTTCCACACCATGCCAACTCCCATCACGCATCACTGAGACCTTATCTGTTATCGGCTCAAAAAGCATCTGGACCCCGCTTCCAAGAAAACTCAGGCGGTGAAAACCTGCCACCATAGGGGCAAGCGCCGAGTAATAAGGCGGTGCGACACGGGCAAATGGCACTATGGCCACGAACCGGTGATCCTCATCGCCAGGGATGTTACGGGATTCCACGAAGAAATTGCACAGATAACCATCATCATCAATCACTGACACAGTGTCACAGCCATAATCCCACAACTTATGCCGGTAGTGTGATCCTCCAGCAACGCGGAACTCGACTTCATCACCGATACAGCGATATGCGTAATCGTCGGAACGGCCTGCAACGGCACTAGGGACAAAGGTGTACAACAGAATCGGCTGGAAAAACTTCAACCAGTCGTTCATGTCAACATAATAGTCAACGTCGCACATCAACAAAACATCTTGTCTCCGTACAGTGTCATTGCAGAACGGAACGGCCAAGTCCTTAATCCCATAGAAATAGCGTGACCCCCGACCCCCATCTCGTGCCCCTTTGGACACATCATAGGGTTCAAGGCCAACGTTCTGCACCACCATCTTCATCCAGCAGTTAACAGCAGTTCGAAATGCTGCTGCTGTCGGGTGGGAGTGAGATTTTCGCATAGGGAAGACTCGAAGCCGTTCATCGCTCAGGAACAGGTGGCGAAGATCATTGATGCGAACAGTGTTCGCCTCTATGGTCTTCGACACAACAGACTCATCACCTCCAGTGATCCATACTGACGCACGCCAAAGGAATCCCAACAACGGCACTAATGCCATATACAGGTCACCTAAGACTCTACGCCAAACGTGTCGCTTCTCCCTCGGGGGAAGCGCCTTACCACAAACGTAATTAGCCTGGACATTCA